TGGGAACGATACCAGGTACAGAGGCTCAAAAAACATTCTTAGAATTTTTACAGCAAATTAATAACATTGTTAATGGCATGTCACCTGGATTAAAATCGAAGTTCGATGGAATACTGAATCATCCAGTTTGGGGATATGGCAGTAAATCTGACTCAAAAATTGTGACATACAATGGAGTTGATTACATCTTGAAGGAAGACGGTATGTATCATCCTTTGCATGGCTCAGGAGAACCAATGTCAAAGATAGAAATGGCAGAAGCAACCGCTAACCAAAATACAGGAAATGGCTCATCTACCACTTCAGGAACACCTGACCCTAAGGATTATCAGAACCATTACAGTAGTAACTCAGCTGCTCCAAAGCAAGTTATCGTTCGTATAGGTAATTTGATGAATGTTGAGTCTATCGATATGACAAATCCGAATAATGCCGCTGTAATTAACGACATCAAGGGACAGCTCGCTCAGGCCCTTATCGATGTTGTGCATGATTTTGATGCTACATGGAATGCATAACAATTAAAAACGTAAACAATGAATATATGGCAATCTTTGGCATTTAGTTCAGTTGGAGTAGGAGAACAGTTCCTCTCCAACTGGAGCCACAGAATCAAAAGTGAAGGCTTAGACTTAACATATCGTTCAGCCAGAAGTACAAACGTTTTTGTACTTGCTGGCAAACGGTGGGCTATACAAACCATAGAAGATGAGTTAAATAAACTCATTCCTAAGTTTATAAGAAAGACCGAGCATGGTTTGCTTGATACTGTACGAAAGCAGCAAGAAGCGAATTATAGTGTACTTATCAAGAACCAAGAGACTCAGATGAAGAAGTATGGTTCAATCCATCCAACTGGCGGTCATCCAATTGTTGCGAGAGACAAATATGGAGACGCTGTTCCAGATGCTTTGATTCTATATTATGAAACCGACACTGAGTTCGCTGTTGAGAACGTTGAGTACAGAAAAACTGTAAATGGAGGAGTAACCAAGATTGCTCATAGTGATAAGATAAAGACCATGTTTCATATTGACCTTAGCCCAAAGGTTAGTATGAACAGCACAAAAAATATCGTTCAAACAACAGTTCAGGGGCGTGATTTTTCGAGAAAAGAATTAGTGTCTGGAGGTGATTTGAAGTTCACTGTACATGGAACGATTGTATCAGATGAAGAAGGCATATATCCAGCAACCGCTGTAAAGCGTTGGAAACAGATTATGCAGTACAATGGTATTGTGAACGTCAACTTCTTTATGCTTAATGAATTGAATATAAATCAGGTCCTCATTCAAGACTATTCTCTTGGTGATGTGACTTATAAGAATGAGCAGCCATATAGTTTTACTTGCGTAGCGGTTGAGCCTGATGAGGATGTTGTTGTGACACAGGACACAATCGCAAAAATCAATAAAGAGATTGAGTTAGGAGATACTAATGGGTGGTATAAGTTGATTTTGAACAAGAAACTTGCAGGCATTATTGGTGGTGCTGTCGGTGGTGCAATTATCGATACTGCAAAAACCCATACTGCCCAATCATTTGACAAACTTACCGATTTAGTTACAAATTTATAATGGCACGAAATCCAGACCAACCGAGTTTCCACATTTTGATATGCCTTATTAAAATTTGGAACGTAAAAGATAGTGGTGATTTAATGACGGAACCTGATAACGCAATGCTTATTAGTGAAGTTGAAACTATTGATATAGAGGAATCGTACCGTAAACTTATAGGTACAGCCTCTATCAAGTTGCCTCGTGGTACCGTAATCAGAAAAACTGTTACAAAACAAAATGAGTCTGATGTAGCGAACGACAATAAATTGAACGCAACTGTAGTAGAAACAGGTGTGGTTGAGGAGTTACGCAGCAGCACAAAGATTGCAAGCGTTGATAGTTTTAATACTGGCCAGCGTATTCGCATATATTTGGGGTACACAACTGACCCAAAGGTTGCAGATTATGCGAAAGTTAACAGTAAAACTCAAAATATATTCAACGACTCTTCAGTGCGCAGCAGTTATCAAAAATCATTGCACCTTATGTTTGATGGCTACATTACCAAGATAAGCGTTGATACGCCAATTGAGTTACATTGTGAGAACCTTGCAAGTGGATTGAAGCACGTAACATGTCCTAATCACACTTTCTCTTCTAATTGTACGGTAAAGGATTTTTTGTCTGAGAACGGAAAGTTGAAGTTGCTTAAAGACACTGGAATCATCTTACATCCAGCAACAGAATCTCAGGACTTTGATTTGGGTCGTGTACGCATCAATCCAGACCTTACTGTGGCGGATGTATTGACTGAGTGGTCAAAGTATGGCATGCACGCATTTATTACCACTTACAACAAAAAACCTGCTATCTCTATTGGAAGAAGTTATTTTTCAAATGCAAAACAGGATTCGATTGTAAATGTAATAGAGCAACCGTCTACCCCAGTACAGATTCTTTTTGATTATCACGTTGCAGCAAATGGACTTACACTCACAAGTACGGATAAGAAGTTTCTTGCAGTAGAAGCAGAAGGTCTTACTGATGAAGAAAAATTTGTACATATTACCTTATTGCGTAATCCAAGTTATGATTCCAGTGATTCATCGTCAGCCCCATATAGAGTGGTAAACGAGACGAAATTGAGTAAGAAGGCTATGAAATTGGGCGCTCGCCCTCTCAGTAAATCTAAGGATAAGGTTAGTATGAATCTGTACACAGTAATCCCATATCATTCAAAGAAGGTTCCAATAACAAAAGATGAATTACTTGAAGAGGCTATTAAGTATATGGAGTCGTACAACATGAATGGAATTGAAGGGAATTTAACGTTGTTCGGGGACCTTCATTTACACACCGGCACGAAAGTACAACTTGTAGATAACCGCTATCCTGGTAAAAACGGCTATTATTTGGTAGATGAGGTACATACCACATTCGGTGTAAACGGCTATCGTCAGCGTATCACATTGCCATATTGTATCAAACGAGATAAACAGAAATAACAATGAGCGACAAGAAACGTACATCCTTATCTTCTAACCAAGTTATTCGTGAGGCGATTAAAAGAATAGCCTTGCGAGGGGTTGTTAAGAAAGACACTGGAGCTGTATATGGCACAGGAAAGACCGTTGGCTATGTGGCAAAGATACATAAGGACGGCGAATTGGCTGGAACCATTGATGTACAAGAATATGTGAACTTAGCCATTGATGAAGATGATTCAGCAAAAATGGGTTATCATGAAGGCGTTTTGTTAAGTGCCATCCAGGACAACTCTAACGGATTGGTAATAGTACCAAAAATGTATTCAGAAGTTGTCGTAACTCAAGACGGTGACACTGGAATTGAGTACGTATCTATGTTCTCACATGTAGACCTCATTCAACTTGATTCTCATGATACCGTATCTATAGGCGTAAGGGAACGAGAGGAGTTTGATGAAAGTGATGAGGATTCTAACGATGTCCACGAACTTGAAGAAACTGGTGTGTATACTAATACAACCTACTTAAAAGAATCAATTGTTACCGAGGTTCATGGAAAAGATTCGCCTCAAATATCTTCAGCTGTTTACGGAGAAGACGAGGCTAACCATACAAGTCATGTAATGGATAGCGAGAAGGTTCAGATTGTTGTTGGTGATGATAAAAGTTCGAGCCTTATTGACCAAAAAAAGATTGAAATGGTGCATGATAAGTCTAAACTCAATTTGAATGATGAAGACGCATCAATAGCAGCAGGCAATTCTATGGTTAAAGTGAAAAATGGAACAGTGTATTTGGGTAGCGATTCTGGTACAGACGTTGCCGTATTGGGAGTTGAGTTGGCTGGAATACTGTCCGATATGCTTGGGTATATAGGACAAGTAATGACAACAACAATGATGGGTCCTCAACCACCATTGAATATTGCCAGTTTCATGACATTAAAAGCACAAATTGAAGCATTCAAATCTTCAAAGACTGGTTTCTTGACACAAAAAGTTCAAATACAGAAATAATGGCAGAAGCTAAATTGAATTTTGATGAAGATAAGGCTAATCAATTAGTGCGGATTTATGGCGCG